AACTCACCAAAAATAAAGTCACCATATATTCCAGCACCACCACCTTGAGTAAATGCTCTTGTAAATGTCTTAGTATTTAAACCTTCTTCTTCGCTATATACCTCTGATGGACTTCTGCCTTTTAATATATCTTTAGTTGTCATAGCAATGTAACCCATGATAGTTGTACCAATCATCATCTGAGCCAACCCAAACAATCCACTCTTTCCTGCCTGTTGCTTTGCCACATACTGCTCTGACATTCCCTTAGTCACATATGTGATTGGGAAAGCCTTTAACTGCATTAATGATCTTAATGCTTCACCTAATACAGTACCTCTTTGGGTACCAGCATTCATCATAGCTCTTTCTCTAGCACCAGGAGTAGGTATGGCTGAATCAGCATTATCACTAAAAAACATACTTAATTTTGTTTTAAGATTGTCTTTATATTTTTCTATTTCTGCATCACTAACTGTTTTTAATTTTCTTTTTCTTGTAAGATTGGCTTCTCGTAAAGCTGCTTGAGCAATAATATTGCTGTCAACAGAATCAACACCTGTGGGAACCATATAGTCTCTGCCATCAACAGCTTTTTTTTCCATGACCCTGTATATTTCCCAATCTTGTGCTTTTATGCCAAATCTTTGTAAATTCAACTTTGTTCTAATTGGGATATCATTAAATGCCATATTGCTATATTTAGCTAAATCTGCTGATAATATTGCTGCCAATCCACTTTTTTGTGCATTGTTCCACCAATTCATACCATTCCATTTAAAATATGTGATTTGTGACTTTGCTGCAAATCCAGGCAAACTATCATTTGCTCCGAACCTTGAATGGACAGTTCCTAAAAAATGTTCTGCACCAACATTTAATAACAACGCAAGTTCTTGCCAATCTTTTTTAGAGTGCCTTTTAAACAAATCTCCTAATGATTGTGCATATGCACTAAATATACCTCGCTCTGAAACTGCATTTAATTTTGCAGCTTTTGTTGCTATATCTGAAAATGAAGCTATTACTGATCCACCTAATAAAGCCATATTCTGTAAAATTCTATAAGCTGAATTTATACCTGCAAAATCTATAATATTAAAATATAATTTTCCTGACCCTCTTGCTCTTGTGCTACCATCTAATTCTTTAAATTGATTAGTAAGGGAAAAATCGCTAACTTTTTCTAATGCTTTCGGATCACCTTTAAATACTTTTTTGCTATCCTGTAATACTCTTTTGAACATATTTTCAGGATTTGTGCCTAACCCTTCCATCAAACCTATTGATTGACCATCATGTAAAAATCCATTTGTTACAGAATCAGCCAAAGATTGCCTGGTAAACTTTCTTGCATAATCATATGAGGATTGCCCATCTCTGAAATGTATAACCCTAGATTGGCTCATTTTCTTTGCTAAGTTTGCTGTACCACCAAGACCTGTAAGTGGGTCTATGGATTCTCCTGAACTAATTTTTTCGTGCTGACCTGTAACTAAATTATCATAAATGTCATTCATAAAGTCTTCATCAGTGTATGGCTTGTTACCTTTTAGTGCTGATTTGTTTTCAAAAGTTTTTTCACTTAAACGAAGATAATTTCCTTGAGCATCTCTCTCAAGCATATAATTTACCCATTGTTTTTTGCCATATCTTCGCATCAGAACTGGATCATGCCCTTGTCTAACAACATAATTTACAAGTTCACGAACCATAGCTCCTGCTCTGTTCTTTCTTAACAAAATCTTTTTTTGAACTTTCTTTATTATACTGGCTATTTCAATGGCATCTTTTGCACCTGAAATGTTAGGGTCAATGCTGTCAGCACCATCAAACATAGCCTTATGTATTAATTCATCAAGCTCTCCTGATTTAAATATATCTTCCAAGTCCTTGTTTTTTAAGGAGACTGCTAAGTCTCTTATAAAATCATTTCCTATTGCTTGCTGTCTTCTATCTATACTAGCTTTGCCCTCATCTAAAACTCTTATATTTCCTGTTAATATAGCTTGTAACGCTAAAGCTGGATTTTTCTCACCTGTTTTTGGGTCAACGTACTCACTAATTTTTGTCATTAATTTTGTATATATTTTTGCGTTGATTAATCTTGATCTTCTTTCTAAGGCAACTTTAATCTTTGCTTGAGTCGCTATTTCTTTTGCTAACTTAAACAAATCAACCTGCTGATCTTGCCCTTCAGCAGCTAAAACCTTTTTTGATAAACGCTCATTTAATTGTGCTTCAATCTCTGACGCTTCTTCTTTTGTTACTTTGATACCTGCTTTAGTAGCAGCGTTCATTATTTCTTCTACGCAACTCATAATCAGTTATTCCTTAATACACATCTTGCACCAGCTATTGTAGCTTCGTCATATAATTTAGCTTTTTCTTCATCAGCTTCTAGGTTTCTTATTCCAGCTTTAATGTCATTCAGATAAGCTATACTTTCTTCAGGCAGATCTGCAATAATTGTTTCATCTTCTATTTCACTAAGCAATAATTCATTTTCTGCTTCTATTTCTTCTAGCTGCATTTCATCTATTTCTTCTGTGCTTTTTTCTATTTCTAATACATCTTCTGCTTTATCTGAATCTGCACCTAACCTAGACTGTATGCTTCGTGAGTTAGCTTGATCTTCTAACTGCTGCTGTGTCAAAGCAACACCTTCTTGAGTTTCAACTAAGGTTCCTACTGTATTTGTTTCTGTTTCGCCTTCTTGTGTAACACGATTAGTTATTGGATCTTTTGGTCTATCAATCGTTTTGCCATCAACTCTATCTAATTCTATTTGTATAGCTTTCTTGTTTGTCTTCAGTCTTTCTATCTCAGCTTCATTTGCAAACTTTGGACCTAAAACATTAGATCTGTTTTCTTCAAATTTTATTTTTTCATCTATTTCTTTTTGCAAATCATTTAAAAAATCTTTGCGATCTTGTTTTGATTCTAACTCTTGCCTTACAGATGCCAAAGATATACCTTCATCACCTTTATCTATATTTACTACAAAATCTTCATCATAGGGAGATTTGCTTATAACATCACTTTCATCTACAACCTTTTCCTTACCATCAGTATCCCTAATAGTTATAGTTCCATCTTGATCGACCTGCACTTTTTCAACGACTCTTGGCTCTCCATTAGCATTATAAACAACTATTGTATCGGTTTCGTTTATTTGCTCATTTATTGTAGTTGTTTCTGCATCATCTATTAGTTTATCAACTTGTATAGGTTCATCATTTTCTGCTTGCACAACAGAAGTCCGTAATGCTTGCTCTCTAGTCGGTGCTGGTATTTTATTAAGCCTATCATAGATTTTACCTACACCAACATGAAGACCCCCTCCTAAAATACTTCCAAATGTAAGGTTTAAAAAACTGTCCATAATTGTGTAGTCTTTATCTTGTTCAGCGTAAGCTGCTCCTATCACTAACGGCTCAAGCACTGCTGCACCAATAGCACCATCCATAGCTCCAGTAAGAAATCTTTTACCACTGGTTCTTCCTGCTATAGTTGCTCCTGCTGTTTTTATTCTATTCGCTGCAACTGCACCTCTAGCCAAAGCGACTGATGGGATAAAAGCTGAAGCCACGTTTAATGGATCCAAAAAACTAGCACCAATACCAACACCAAATTGTGCAGCAGCTAACCCAAAACCACCCTTAGATCTATTTAAATCTAATCGAAAACCTAATCTTTTGTCATGCCTTTGAGCAAATAAATTTGCTAACCCTTCTTTAATACCATCTTCACCTACCTCAATACCTGGTCTAAAATATTCACTTTGTGCCCATTCATCCTTAGTAAGAGTTCTGCCTGTCCTGCCTTCGCCAATAAATTGTTCAGACAATCTACCTAAAGCATTTGCAGGATTGTAGTACATGGTTTCTTGAAATGTAGCACCTAATATATCAAGCGTGCCTAATTCAGTAACATCAAAGTATTGTTCTGCTAAGTTTCTATCATAGGTTTGTTCAGGTATAAAAACATTAACCATTAAAATAAATGTCCTTGCTGGTTAAAGTATTCTAACATTCTTGGTTTTCTGTATTGCTTTTTTGTTGGTCCAGCACCTATTGTACGATAAACACTTGCAAAACTTGCTAAATCATCAAATCGAACTGTAACAAAATTAGCTTGATAATCTTCGTCAGGTGCAGATGGGTCACCTGCTTCGGCTCTTTTTAAAACTATGTTACCACTACCATCTATAAGATAAACCCCTGTATTATCTGTGGTTGTTCGCCAAGAACCATGTTTTACAAGATCTTCGTAGAATTTTTTATCCAATGCTGGTTTTTGCGATTTATCCATACCCGTAGCTAAAGGTGGAGGTGCAATGACTTTTTTTAAGTATTCCATGTTGTCTTTTAAAGATATTTCCAATAACTCTGTATACTCACCTGCAACAGGAGCGTAACCTTTCGGATATCTTACAACTTTGTCATTTACTTTTTTACTTAAGTCAAAATGTTTTCCTATAACAATATCATAGGCTTCTTGTGCAGCTTTATCTGGATTCAAGCCTTCTTCCATCTTCAAAAAAGCTGTGTTGATAATTAATTCTTTCATACTTCCAACGTGACCATCACGAGCTACAGTATAGCCACCATCTCTGTTACCCATAAACCCAGTTCCATAAAGGCTATTAGAATAATCGTTAATTAGTGTTGTAACTTTTTTAACAGCTTCCTCTCTTTTGTTTTTATTCAAGCCACCTGTTGCTTCGCTTTTGTTATAACCTTTTACCTTTTCAGGATCATTGGCTCTTATGACGGCTTCCATGTTTATTTCAGTAGGATATGCTAATAACAAATTTTCAGCAGTTGTAATTGTTCCTTTCCTAACTAAATTTCCAAGCATCCTATTTTGCTCGCCACCAAATTGTGCTAAAAATTCATTACCAACCCTTACCTTGTCTTGATAATTTGTTGCACCTCTAAATTGTGCCTGGAAGTCAGCGAGTTGCTGATCTGTCGTAAGCCTTATATCAGAACCTGGAATCCCCATATTTAATTGAATATCAATTAATTCTTGAGTAGTATAAGTTCTATTAGGGTCCTGTATCGTGATATATCTTACAGGATCTTCTAATCCTTTGGTTCTTTCGGTAATAAACTTATTAAACTGATTGTATGTCTCCCTACCTTCTGCCGTTCCAATGTTTTTCTTTAATTCATTTTGGGCAGCCATTATGTCAGAATTACTTGAAAACTGCACAAGTGAAAATGCTGCCTTCGCTTTAACCATACTATTAAAACTTAAGTCTAAGTTGTTTGCTTGCTCATAAAGCTCTGCATTTACCAAACCATCTCTAGCTTTTTTGAAAGTTTTTAAATCATCATCTGTAATTCCTTCAGGCGTTAATATTTTAGACTGTAGTTCCAAAATTATTGCCTTAGAATTTGCAACAGTTTTCCTTGCCTTTGAATCAATTTCTTGTTGATAAAAACCTATCAATGCGTTTTTGTCATCAACATCATCAAACTGAGGAAACAAAGTTCCGTCTTTGATTGCTTGAATATTATCTTTTATTTGTTTTAAAGATAAATCAGACACACTTTTTTGTATTGATTTTGCTACTTCGTTTAAGTCATTGCTTCTTTTTAAATTATAACTAGTTTTTAAACTTGCATATAATCTTTCTCTTTGATTTAGGTCTAATTGCGATATATCAATGGTCTGCTCTTGCCCTTTTGCACCTATTCTAATAGTTTTTCCTGTCCGTATTTCTTTTTCAAAAGCATCTAATCTAGCTTTATTTATAGTTTCATCTTCAAAGAAAGCTGTACTTACTGTCTCAAAAAGATCACTTGTAAGTTCATTTTCTTTTGCGTCAGCTAAGTTTAAAAGATTTGCTTTTAATTTAGCATCTAATGTTCCGTCTTCTTTAACTTTTTCTCTGTATTCTTTTATTGTGCTTAAATTTGCAGCATCAACACCTGTCGTGTAATCGTTTAGTTTTATTTGTTCTTTTGCTGCGTCAAATGTTTTATAATCTAAAAAAGCTGTTTCGCCACTATCGTATGCTTTTGCATATTCGATTTGCAACTCTTTTTCCATTTGCTTTCTTAATGGATCATCAGGATTTCTTTTTCTTATTTCCTCTAAATAACCTTTCATCACTGTGTTGGTCATCATAGAGCCTTGCTGTCTTGCTCTTTTGAAAGCGTTGTCTTTCCCTGTAAGACGTGCAGAATCAACAAATGTAGTTAAAGAGTTTCTTACATCCCTTGTTTGGTTTGGCGTAAGATTATATTTTGCATAATTTCTTTCAAACTTTAGATTGTATTCTTTTAACTCTGCATCAAACTCTTCAGCAGTAGTTGCTTTACTATTTTTTAATAATTCATTAGCACCATCATTATATATAGATTTTAATTCTGTATAAGCTGTTTCAGTCTTTGCTTTTTTCTCGGCCATACCAAACTGATATGCAACATCACTCGCCTTTTTAAACAAATCTGCCGTAGCTAGTTGGGCACCAACAAATGCCTGTGTGTCTGCTGTAACACCAATCTGTGTGGTAGGTGCTTTTACTCTTTGTCCAAGTTGGTCATATGTAGGTATCTTCGGCATATCTTATCCCATCATAGTTGCTGTTTTTGCACCAGCTTCAAGTAAATTGGCATACGCTTGTGTTTTAATTGCAGATGATCTTGAAGCACCCTCTGCTCTAATCATAGCTGCTTGTGCAGTCTTTGCTTGTTCCTGTATGCTACTTGCATATCTTATAGCTATAGCATCCATCTCTGTGTTCATATATGTATCTCGCAACGCCAATAAATTACTACCTGTTCCAGTAACAACGCCTGATTTAGCAGCAGCTACTCTTTGTGCCGATATTAGTTTATCTGATCCTTGACGTAACCTTGCCTGTTCATCTCTTGCAGAACGCTGTAATAATATTCTCTCATTCTCTGCTACCTTAGCATTATACTCAGCAGTCAATCTTGCTTGCTTGGCAGCAGCTTGACTAGCTTTGAATCCCATAATTGCACTAAGACCCATAGCACCTGCTACTGCACCTCCACCTCCTCCACTAGATGCAGAAGCCTGTGCATCATTTGCATACATTGCATTTGCCATTACGCCACCCTCGCAAAACGATAATAATCTGATCCATCAGGACCATACTTCTTCATTAAACCCTCATTCTCAAAACCCAACCACTCAACATATCTTATAGCTTGTTTGTCATCTGCATGAACGCTTGCCTGTATACGCTGTAAATCGTTGTCTTCTTGCACATGATCTAACAATAAACTAGAATACTTGGCTGCTGATCTAGGCATATCGTAAGCATACTTGGACATCATAAACCAGGCTTCACCTACATTATCCCACAATCCGTATACACCACCAATCATAAACACTCTACTTTCCTGCATTGCTGTGTACGCACTCAAACAAGTTTCTTTCATCATAGCTGCTTTTGAGCTTTCTGGAAAATGAAAATTTGTTTCAATCATATCCAAGTCTTCTTTTTCAAACTTCTTAAACTTAAGCATCAAACGTATTAGACCTTCTCATAATCGCTAATATTGTCATTGGCAATGGCTGTGTTTGCCTTATAACAATCTTTGCATCATTGTCATAACCTGATGGAAAAGATATTTCTTTATCCCCAGTAAATAATGGAACAGCTTCATCCATGTTCATACTACTATCTCTAAATGGCAATCTATCAAGATTATTCACATCTGGTCCTAACTCTGCACCAACTGTCTGAAAGAATCTAGCTGTCACGCCATGTATTCTCTTTATCTTGCCTTGTGCAATCCCATCTTCTGCACCTGCTTCCATACGCAATGTTTCTAATGAAGATGTATAGCCATAGCCAACATGAACCTTAGATGCACTCCTATCTAATGTAATTGTGCCATTGCTGACTGTTTTATCGGCGTGTGCAGCACCATCTGCTAAAATGGTTACTGTTTCACCCTCAAGATGATTTAGGCTTGTAATGGTCGTTGTAGCTCCACCATCATAGGTTAAGCCACTATCTACGAAGAAAGCATCTGCAACATCATCATTAAAATATAATGACTTAAGATATACAATGTGTCGAACAGTTGATCCATCTATTGTCCTCTTCACACTAAGATAAACCTGGTCTTCTGCACCACTAGGAATAGCTGTGATGCTTTCTACTATACCACTACCACCTAAACTATGCTCATGCCAACCAACTGTTGCATTTGCTCTATCATATGTTAATCCTATCAGCCTTCCATCAGCATGAACAAACCATAGCAATAACTCAGGCTCTTGTTGCCATACCATGTCAGTCAAGCCACCTCTAGCTAAATGATCTGCGAGAACAGTCAAGTCAACGCCTAACAATCCATCTGTGTCTAAATCAAAGGTTATCTCTTTTACCTTTTCAGCACCCTTCTGTATAAGTATGGTACTGTTACCTGCTCTCAAAGGCTTTACATTACCTGTACCAAATGTTGTTTCTCGTAGCACGTTAACATTCGTAGGTGTTACTGGCTCTGATCCTGCTCCACCTGACAAGGTAAACTCAGCACTTGTAGTCAATAACTGCAAGAATCTAGCTGGTAATAGATGCTTTATCACGTTAACTTGATCTGATGCTATCGTTACATTTATCGCATCATCATCATTCGTACCAGGTGTATGGTTCTCAAAATCAGCAGATACACTGCCAAATATAGTCTGTGGCTGACCTGTTGTACCAGCAAAATACAATCTTTCCTCATAGAAACCTATAGCTCTAGGATACCCTTGATCCCCACCAAAAGCACCTAAAGACCATAGCTTTGTCGCATTGCCTGAACCAACAACATGATCTGGCAAAACACCTGTGTCATTCTTTACTGTAGCCGTAACAACAGTCGCACTAGTAAAAGCCGTAATCTCTAAGTAACCAGTGCCATCATGCTTGTATCTCCATATTATAGAACCATAAGTTTCGTCACCCTCTAAATGTACAGGTGGTGTATTACCTGATGTTTGCGTGCTACCTGTTACCTGCTCATAAACATGACCATTGTAACGAACAGTAACACCATCATTATAACTTGTAGAAGCTGCCCATTCGTCATGGTGTATCTCCAATATCTCACGAAATCTAACCAATCTTCCTACATCAGAACTCGCAAACAAACTTGCAGAAGCTGTAAGCGTTACAGAGCCTGTATCTGCTGAAGCGTATAATGTTGTGCTTGTTATGTTTTCATCTAACCAAGGACCATCTTTGAAGTCTATATCTGTCAATGTCCATGATGTATCGCTTGCTCTTGTGAGTTTTGCAGGTGCATGGCTCTCTTGTGCTAAATACAAAACATCTGCTGATTGTGCATAATTAATCGTAGATAGCTGTGCAGTTGTGTAAGTCGTTGTAACTTCTACTATTTTTCCAACTGTGCCACCACTTGTGTATGTTGTGAAAGCAGAGCTATCAATACCTGATAACTCAAATGTGTTTGTTGTAGCACCAGCAACAGTAAACTCTCTGTTGTTTACTTCTGTCATTCCTCCAACACTAGCAATGAATACTCTATCGCCATTACTCAAACCATGTGAGTTAGCTGTAACTACTGCTGGATTAGCCTTTGTTATGGCTGTGATTGCTGTGGTAGCTTCTGTGACTAAGCCACCATCTTTGAATATACGAATATAGTTATTACCAAACTCCAACACATAGGCTTGCGTATCACTAAACTCAAAGTTGATTAATCTTACCTGACCACCATCTTTTGTTGTTCCTGCGTAATATGTGCCTGGTCTTCTTGTTGTACCTCCCTGTGGAAATACAATCATATTGCTTAAGTCTTTTACAGCTTCATTATATTTCTGTAAATCAATCCTACCTTCTAAGCGTGGCGATATCTCACCTGCTCTGAAGTTGGTGATGATTGACGATACTCTAGCCATATTAGAACCTTGCGTTGGTGAAAGTATCTGCCTGTATTTGTTCTGGATAACCCTCTAGTGCATCCATGCTTCTAGCTTCACTTAATCGTGCTTGATATAAAGAATACATAGACTGTGCTAAAGCATTACTGCCAGTTATGGCATAAGCTGTTTCTGCTGCAAGTTTATGTGCAATAGTACTGCTTAACAAAGAATCATACTGCTCTGTATCAGTTACCCTAGATAAATAAACTATAGAGCAAGTACCTTCATTAGAGAGTATCTTTCTGCCTTCTATCTTATACATTACATTGCTATCATACGCAGCAACCTCATTGTTTACATTTGAGTTCCAAAAAGAAATAACCCTTAAGCAATAAGGGTCTGTTGGCAATGTATATTGATAGGTAAATCCGAATGGTGGTGCATCACTGTCTCTTGCTAGTGTTGCCCTTGATATAGCTACATTCCAAGGATGTGACCTTAGAACGGCATCTCTTACTGTTTCAAATCTTCTATTACAAAGTCGTGCTTCTTTTGAGTTTTCCGTTAATGCAGTTATTGTTGCTGCACCAAGTAAATCCATAGCTTCATTACAAATGTCTACAACTGACGGCATATAAAACTCCTGAAAGTAAGGAGCAGATTAACTGCTCCCTACAAATGTTTTAGTTAACAACGTACTCTATAACAAATGACATATCACCTGCTGTACCACCTGTTGCTGCAAATGTTACTGCAACATAGTAGTATCCACCAGGATCAGATGAAGCACCTGCATCTTCCCACACTTGCTGACCAACTGTAGTGATGTCTGCTTCAGATCTTACGTCTGTCATAGCTCCTTCATCAGCAACAAGTGTTGCGTATACGTCTTCGTCTACAACAGTACCACCTGTTGTGTACAAACCAACATTAAAAGTACAACTTCCACCTAAACTGTCAGATGCAATCTTTAATGCTGTGATTGACGCATTAGAAGGAATTGGTGCAAGCATAACAATATCATTGTCTGTACTGTCACCAGCAGCTAATGCAACTGTGCCCTGTGCTACACGCAAAACGCCATGTAGTGAATGAGCTTCTGTAATAACTTGAGGAGTAGCTTCGAAGTTACTTACAAGAGTTGTGTTCTTTGTAGTCATAATTCACTCTCCCTTAAGCTGATTCATCACAGTCGATTTGTACTACTTTGGCTTCTTCCATTCTAGTAGCACCAATGCTCATGCAGTAATAAACTTGAGTTGAGTAACCTTTGTCGGCTCTCTCATCTATTCTTGCATTAACATCTTTTCCAACACCTAATGCAATACCATCTTCTGCCCAAGCAAAACATGATCTGATATTAGATGCAATCGATAGTCTGTTTGTTACGATAAACTTGAAGCCTAAGAATGTATCCACATCACCTTGTACAAGTGCCTTAACTGTGTTGAAGTCAGAACTTGTTACTGATGTTGTGTTTAATAGAGCTTCAATCTGATTTGGTCCAACAGCAATATATCTTGGTATTGAAGGGTCAACGTCAGCTAAATCTAAAATCTTTTTAGCCTGAATTAACTTAGCAATAGACATATCAGCACCACCATCTGCAATCTGATTAGCAGCAGCAAATGAAGTAGATGTTGAGCCTGTTTCGCCTGTAAAAGCTGTACCAAGTGCAGCAGAGATGATAACGTCATCCATTGCTCTTCCCATTGCAGCAGCAGCAGCCATTGCATAAGAAGATGTAGGATCGATTAACATTCTAACCTTATCTTGGTCATCAATTAAATCAGCGTACTCATAGTCAGCTAAACTCACCCTTCTTCTTGCGTGAGGTGTGTCCATCTGAGGTGTGTCGGCATGGCGAGTGGTACGCAACTGAGCAGTAGCAACGCCTACCTGGTCGAAAAAAGCGTTCTTTCCAACGATATTCTCTACACGAACTGCATCTCTTAGACGGCTTCCCATCTGTTGAGATAGCATCTGCACGTTAGCAGAATACTGTTGAACAAACGCTGTAGTTACTTGTGTTGACATTTAAGTCTCCTTAGTAAAAGTTACATTTGATTTTATTTGCAGCGTGCTACCCTTTACGGACACTCCTAGTTTTTTGAGCCGACTTCAGGCTATCGTCTATCCGATTGTCTTGAGGACTTGTTGCCAAGCTACCCTTCATCATCCATTCGTAATATATATCAGCAAGTTTCTCTGGATGCAACATATCTCTTTGCGTACCAAATTCAACTGCAAGCCGTAGACATTCCAAACGAATCTGTTGGTCAGGTGTTAATTCATCCACCATGAATATAACCCATCAATTCTTGCATACGATCAACTGCACGTTGTCTTCCTATAGGATCCTTTCTATTCCAATAAGCGTGTGACTTGTCGTTCATAATTGCGTCAACTTCTTGTTGTGCCATTTGTGGTGTGTACTGTCTATTAACAGCGTTTTCAGATACAGTATCTTCGCTTGTTACAGTAGACTTAAACTCACCCATAGCAGCAAAGGCTTTGATAAATGCAGGATGATTGCCAATCAATGTGCCATCTTCCAGCTTCATCTGTAGCAAATCGCTGCCACCAAACTGATCGACAACTTCTTTTGCAGCCGTTACCTTTTGCTCAAAAGCAGCACCCCACTCTCTTTGTAGTTCTGCTGCTGTTGCTTCAGCTTGCTGCTCTGCTTGAGCTTGCATAGCTTCTGTGCTTTGAGCTACTGAACTTTTGTAATAGTCCAATACACCTTGTGCTTGTTGTGGTGTTAGTCTTAGACTATGAGCAATATCTGCATATTGCTTTGCTATATCTTCAGTAATAACATTACCATCAACAGGCAACTCATAACCATCAGGTGTCTCTGGTCTGCCTAACCTACTGTAAATGTTATCTAAATCTTCGTCTGTTGGATTCTTTGGCAATGGAATCTTATCACTGCCAATCAATCTCTGTGCGTTTACATAACTCCTAGCTAAATTACCAACGTCTTTAATTGGTGATAAACTTGGATGCTCCCTTAATTCCTCTGGTATCATTTCCATGAAACTGTTACCAGACCCACCTTGTGCAACCTCGGCTGGTGTTTCCAACACTGAAGGCTGTACTGGTTCGGCTACCTGTTCAGCAACTTGTTCTGACATTTTTACTCCTCTTTCATCATATTGTATATGTGTAGTATTACTGCCCTTTTACCTTCTTCAAAGGCTGTAGCATTGGCATCTCCAGCTACATAACTTGAAGCACGCCAATTACAACGTAACTCCAAATCCTCCAAAACTTTTTTACCAGCGTTATCGTTAAATGTATCCTTATACATTATCTTTAACTGTGCTATCTGGTCATTCATTTGCACCAACCATTCTTACAGCCTGTGCAGCTTGACCGACTGTAGCAACATCTTCTTGCTCCATTTGTCTTTCCATCTGCTCTTGCTGCATCATTGCACGCTGTTCTCTTTCCTCATCAATAACTGATTGAGGTTTTAGTATCTTCTTTGGAACACCTAATGCTTCTGTTAAATAGGTAACTAATCCATCAGGGTCAATATGATCTCCTACTGGTAGCTGTTGTGACAACGGCATCAATATCTCTAACGCTCTCATCACGCCATTCACAGAGCTAGACTTTTGTGCCCTAGCAAGTGGTGATACATATTCAATATCTATATCTCTTCCCTGCAACACCTCTGGTGGTATAGCAAGCATATCAGCACGCAACATCAAAGCAAACGCCCTATCAATCAAAGGTCTTAGCATCTCATTCATCAATCTACCAAGAACAGGACCTATCACTCTCATTCTTTCTTCCTGCCTTTGGATAACCTCAGTGGCTGTCATATTAGGCTGATTACCACTTAATAGTTGGTCAACGAAGAACGCAGTACGAATTGCTGCTCTTCGCTGTTCTTCCATATTCAGTCCAATAGGTATATTCGCACCAGTTTGTAATGGTGTTATCGTATCCCTGGAACCTGATCTGTAAAAGTTGAGACCCCCAGGCTGGGTTCTTATAGGGAGCAAAAACCCATCATCAGGCACTAGTAGTGGAGGATCTATCATTTTTTGTGCCGCTTGTATGATTGTTTTAGACATAAGATTTATCATCTTAACATCTGGCAACGCAACCATTGCTGGAGATCTCCCCATCACTTCTCCAGTTGCCTTCAAGAAGCGTGGTACAACGTAAGGCAGTTCCTGGAAACCACTCTCTGCCAATACCATCTTTGTCTCCATGCAAATATACATAGATGCAAACGGCATATTCTTATTATCTCTTTTCGTAGGATCCCTGTCTTTCCTAGGCATCACAACATGAAGAAGATCCACATTCTCATCAGGCTTCTTCTCAAATGTCCTAGCAATAAAAGTACCTACGTTTTCAATGCCAAATCTTTGTACAGCTTGTCTTGCTGGTATCTCATACTTTCTAAAAACAGTGTCAACTATACCATACTGGTCTTCTGTAACGTAAAACTCAGATATATGCCTTGTACTAAAACGTAATGTCTTGTCATCCATCTCAACAAACATACAGCCAGTACCAAACACAACTAGGTCAACATACATCTCATGGACTTCGGTTTCAAAGTTCGACATGGTAAAAGCACGCATCATTCTTTGTGATGAATCCTCTAACCACCTCTGCACCTCTTCGTCTCTACCTAGCTCTTCATCTTTCATTGTCAAGTGAAACCAAGGTGTAGCACCTGATGTCAGCATCCCATGTAAACTAGATGATAACAAATCAACTGCCTGTAAAGCTGTGCCATCAAAGATAAGTTCCATTCTCTTTTCGCCACGACTTCTCTTCTTAACTATGTCTGCCTTTCTTGGCAGCATATAATCAGCTAACTCCTGGTAATGGTTGTTCCAGTTATCTCGCTGACCTTCAACGTGTTGAAATCTAGCAACTATATCTTTGACATTCATCATAGCTCTATCCTAATAAAGTTGGTGTACCACCTGTGCTGCCCATACTGGTAGATGTTTCGCCTAGTTGTCCAGCAACTATTGTACTGCCACGACCTCTACGCTTCTTTCTTTCTGTTGCTTCAGCTTCTCCAGCTAACGCAGCAGCCTTTTCGTAATCGGCTTTAGCAGGTTCTTCTGGAACTGGTGGTGGTGGTGGAACATATACTTTTGGTTTCAAAAATGACATTGCTATCTCCTATGTTACGGCTCTTCCTGATTTCTTTCTTTGTATTACGCCATAGCCTTCCAATATTGTACCAGCCTGACCTGACCTCTTTCCTCTAGTGGCATACCTTGTCATAATAGGTGGCTTCTCATCTTCAACAACTTCAGGTGTAACTTCAGGAGTTATAACTGGAGTTACTTCAGGCTTCTCTGTTCCTGTTACAGTTTCAACAACTTCCTTGGTTAACTTCTTAACTGGTCTTTCTAATGGCTCAACAATGTCAGCACCAATCTTCTCAACCACATTGATAGCTTTCTTGACAGGTCTTTCCAATGGCTCAACCAGTTTCTTCTCGATATCTTTTGGTAAGTCTTTGACTTCACTTACAACCTTCTTAACTGGTTTTTCCAAAGGTTCAATAAAGGTTTTCTCTATTGG